CGTTCTCGGAGAGCTTTCCGAAGCAGGGTACGATGCAGAATGGTCAATTATATCTGCAAGTTCATTGGGAGCCGCCCACAGACGTTCAAGATGGTGGTGCGTTGCCTACACCGACAGCTTCGGATGTGGAAGGGGGAGTGGCAAAGGATGTTCAATACAAGAACGGCCATTTTTTTCGGGAGAACAAACAAGGAGTAAGATGGGGAGTGAAACTGAGAGATGCTCTTCATTCTCTGCCGACTCCTACAACGATGGATTATCTTCCTCCTCGATCAATGAAATCGATGATAAAGCAAACTCAAGTTCACAGGAAAGGCAGAACCAAGTTAGCCAATCTTCGGGAAGCAGTAAATCCTCAGACAGTAGAATTATTCAATCATCTACAGAGTTTGCCAACTCCAACAGCGAGGGATTACAAAGGGAGATCCTCAGAGAAATGGAATCAGGAATATGGTCAGCGAAACATACCAGACGTCTTGACCCAAACTGGCGATCATATGTCAGTAAGCCCATACTTCCTAGAGGAAGTTATGGGTTATCCAATCGGGTGGACAGAACTAAAGCCCTAGGCAATAGTATTGTTCCGGCTGTAGCTGCAATCCCGTTAAAACGTGTTTATGATCTTTATTTCAAATGAAACCAGTTAGAAAATCAATCCTTAAATTACGCAAGCTTAAAGAAATTAGACGTAAAAATTTAGAAAAGAACTTTCTAGAAATACAAATGAAAGGACAGGATCATTATGTTTTTATAAAAGAGAATGGTAAGGCACAAGTAATTTATGATCAGGGTCGCTGGGTTACAGAACATATAAGAACAGCAGTTCTTAAATTTAATTATGAAGTTGATAAAATTGATAATTTATTAATTAGAGATTTTACTGATGAAGAAATTAACGAATACGAAAAAACTTCTTGATAGGATTAGTGGGTTTGTTTTTTTCTTTCCTCATTTCTCTTATAACTCGATCAGATTCCATTTCAATAAGTCTGTTTAACAGCGAGGCCATAAAAACATCTTGATCAAATTTCTTTCTAAGCAGGTGTGTACAATATCTTTTTACGTTATCTAAATCATTAGCTTGCATGATCTCTCTACATTGCATTTCAACCTGTAATTCCATTTCTGGAGGTGCAGGTTCTATATCAATATTAAGAAAGTTAGTAATTTTCATATTACTGAAGATTAGTAGTAGAACCTGGATATAATCTGGCCTCGATAAAAGCAACTGCCTGATCGTCTATTGTGTTGTCGGTTTGTTTAACTAGTGCCTTTAATAAATCCACTATCAATCTCTTCATTGCTTTTGATTTGATAAATACGAGAAGGATAGGTTTTAGAATTTTTACCATCGTTTTTATGTGTTACTTCCCAAACATAGCTACTTTGCTAGTATTAGACAAGAATCTTAACTTCCATGGAAGATCAAGAACCAAGCAAAGTTGAGACCATCGTAAAAGTTTGCGTACTTTTATGGTCGGCAACACTTTTATCCCTTTCATACTATGAACCGCCTTCTGGTAAAAAAATTGTAGATTTTGACCCGACCTTTATTGCAAGTATTTTCAGTGCTTCCACTGCATCACTTGGGTTTTCGATAAAAAAGAAAAAAGATACTATAGATAGTAAGACCTCCAAACCAACAGCCAAATGAAAAAACTTCTTCCTTTTATATTTGTTATATCTGCACCAGCTTATGCAGATATAACGCATAGTATACAATCAGTAGCCAGTGTATCTACATTAGGTGCATCCGCTACTAGCGAGCGTATTGGATCGTCTATTAGTGTTGCAGGTACAAATGTCACGCCAAAAGCTAATACAGTAGCAGGTCAAATAGGCTCGTTAGACTTGGCTGATGCTGGTATTGCTAACGGAGTTCCCACGGTAGATTATGACACCAGTTTTAATGTTGTGAATACGGGAGATGCGTTTTCAGCAAGCGAAACGTACATTCAAGCCGATGCAGTGCCAAGCTTGCTATCTGCCACTGTTACCAACGGTGCAGTACCATCCTTACCTCTTTTGGGTAAGAATACAGTCATATCTGGGGGTGATCCTGGTTCTGTAGCTATTACATTAGATAGTGGACAAGCACTAACTGTTAATTTATCTGATATGGGTGCTGGTACAACTGCCACATTACAAAGCACTATTACTCTTGGCCTTGATTAATGAAATGGTTTCTATGCCTGTTTTTTACAATACCTAATGCGTATGCTGGAAGTATTACTCCAAGATTTACAACAGGTCAAATGGAATCATCTAGTCGTAGCGTATCTACGATCCAAGAAACTATTGTTACTGAAAACTATCGAACAGGTTTCAGTTATACAGTTCAAGGCCATAATATTAAAACAGACTCATATATCTCACCTGATGCGACATATACAACAAGTCAGAATACAGGAAATGGAGCAGTTAATTTTCAATGGGTGACACCAGAATTAACAAGCAAGCCTCAGTGGACAATAGTAAACGAAGGCTCAGATTTCAGTTTGGTCGAAAATTTCCTTGCACCTGGATTAGACGCAGTTTCCGTAATAAATCGCTCCCAAACTATAGAAACGCAAAGTACATCCTTAAGTATCTTTTCCCAATAGGTTTACTGTTTACAAGTCCTGTATATGCTAGTAATACAATAAGTTCGCCATCGGCCAGTTCATCTGGAACCGTTATTAATAATGGCTACCAAACTATAAATGGGAATTTTCCAACTCATAGATTTTCAAACGGAATACAGTGTCAACTTCCTACTTTGGCTATTACTCCCTTTGTCACAAAAGGAGAAAATTTTTCCCTTCCAAGAAGTACAGTCTCTCGAACCAATATTTATGACACTGCAAAAGACAGTGATACAGGTCAGTTGCTTAATCCTGGGCACATTTTATATGTTGCAGAACAGGAAAGATTAGATCAGACAGTTTTTAATTTAAATTATGGAATCACTGCTAGTTTTCAGATACCACTTGGAGGTGGAGGTTTTAACAAGGAATGTCTACAGGCTGCACAGACTTACAGAAAGTATCAAGAGTTTATGCTTGATGCAAAGAAATTAGAAGTTAATCTCAACCGTCTTAAAATATGTGCTGAGCAATTGAAACTTGGTGTTAAGTATGTAGGAGAAGATGCTGTTAGCTGTAGAAATGTTGTGCTGACCACCGTTCCAAATCAAGTTATCCCACATACTCACAAAATAAAGCAGTAGGCAAGCACGGTTAAACTTGCCCACCTAGACGCCCTATCCATTGCCGTGGCAAATAGGGTGCTTTTATTTTAACTTATCTTTTTTAAAACGACCAATAACCTTTTTAAAAACAGTCTTACTTAATCCTTTTAGAACAGCCAAAAGTAATGGAGAACTCGCAGCCAAGAGACTAATAGTAACAACATTAAGAGCAGCACTAGGCGTAGGTAGTACCGATTTAACGAAAGTGACTTCTTCAAGAATTGGAACGCAATCTATCCCATTATCACCACGTTTGTAAGCAATGATCCTCTGAGTTCTTAAATCTGTTGTAAAACTTCCCACAGGCAATACTCTCGATAAATCTGGACATGGTGGTGGTTCAATGCTTTTTACCTTTTTTTTAGGTGGTGGAATAATAGGAGGTTTATATATTGCTCGTTGTTCTGATTGTGTAGGAGTTACTGTTTTAATAAGTTTGCTTGGATCGTATTCTATTGGATTAAAAGAAGGCATCTCTCCTTCTGGGCAAGTTATATATGCGTTTCTATCGTTGTATAGAATACTAGGATTTTTTGTTATTTCTAAATCTCTGTGATATAAATTACAGCCTGGGATATTTCCTGTTAAAACGTGTTCTATTGTTAAAGGTGTTTCGGGTATATCTATCTTTGGTATTTTTATCTTCGGAATTTTTATTTCACTCATCTTTATCTACATCACCAATAGAAATAGACCAACCATCTTCTCCAAACGTACCTTTTTCTATAATTTTTGGTTTTTTTACTTTTTTATCTAATTCTTCGTGATATTTTTTTATTTCATTATTAAGGTCTAAATTAAACTTTTGCATACGCAGCCAATAAATAAATTTATCAACATAGTATTTTATTAATTTTTTAAAAAACCTAAAAATCATTTAATGATAGGTATAGATTTGCCTGTTACTTTTGGTAAACCCTTATCTAATACTTTTGGCATCATTTTGGATACATTATCAAGCACCTCATTCATAACTCTAGCCTTAAACTGTTCACTGGTAACGAATCTGAAAGCGTAGTAGGAACCGCCTAACATTGACAAGGTAAGAAATAAAGACAACAATGAAGCTACCTGACAAATTTTTTGAAACATGGTCAAAGGAATTATTGATAAAATGGTAGCACCACTTACTTTGATGACGCTATTTTTTCTTGTGGGGTTGATGCCTGTGTTTCTGTTAGCTGGGTATCTTCGGATTTTGACATCTCCAAAATCTGTTGATCCAACAACTTTATAGCACCAGTAATTTCATAAAGATTTGCAAATTGTTTTTCTTTTTCAAACAACAGTTGTTGTCTTGTTTCTTGTAATTTTTGTAAATTCATAAATTAAGAGTAAAGTGTCTTTCCTTTTGTTATAGCAGCATCTATGTCTGTAAAAGATTCGGATGTCCAGATAGAAGTTGTGCCATCAAGTTTTTTGTAAGCCTTGATAATTTCAAGATGATCTGTATTTCTTTTAATGTAGGCTTTCCATTCAGCTTCAGTAACAGTAAATCCTGTTCTTGTTGTATAAGATGAACAGCTTGCATCTGCATTAATAATAGCTACGCTATCACCAGCAGCGGAGAAGATTGCTGCGATTTCATCAGCGGTTTTTTCTATCATGATAAAAAATTTAACTAATAAAAGTTTACCCTGCTTCGAGGGCTGTGACTTTTGAGGATAATTCTTGTACAGCTTTTACTAATATTGGAACAAATTTTCCGTAAGATGCTTCTAATTTATCTGGATTAGTTTTATAAACCGCACCAATATAGTCATTTTTATCACCTAATACAGCGTCTATTTCTTGAGCTACAAAACCAAGTTCTGTTTTTCCATTGTTATCACTAGGTTCACGCATTGCCCAAGTAAATTTTCTTGGTCTAAGTGCATTTATTATATCAAGACCATCTTCTGAATCAACAATATCTGTCTTATCTCTTTCATCAGAGAGTGCACTTATTGTCTGAACCTGACATCTGATAGCTGTAATACTTGAATTTCCTAGAGTGACTTCATTTGTAGCGGTGGCACTAGAAGGGTCTGCTTGATAACCTAGTGAAGTGCAGTTTGAGCCAGTTGTCATAACATCACCCGCCAATGAACCCAAGGCAGTATTGTTAAATCCAGTAGAATTAGCTGTTAAGGCATTATAACCTATTCCTGTATTATTGTCAGCAGTAGTACTAGTGTCTAATGCACCAACACCTACTGCGGTTCCATTTGTACCTGTGGTGTTTGAACCCATAGAGTTATAACCAAAAGCAGTATTGTTATTAGCTGTTGTATTAGATCCTAAACTTGCGTGACCAACAGCTGTATTCGCTTGTCCAGATGTATTAGCATCTAATGCAAAATCACCAACAGCAATATTAAGTGCTCCATCTACGTTAACTCCTAAAGCATCAACACCAATAGCCACATTATCGGTTCCAGTTGTGTTTGCATCTAGTGCAGTAGCACCTACACATGTATTTCTATCTCCAGTTGTGTTTGCTGCTAAGGCACTTCGTCCCACGGCAGTATTATTAGCTGCGGTAGTATTTGCATTAAGAGCATTTTGACCTATTGCGGTGTTGTTACTACCTGTCGTGTTTGTTGCAAAACATTCTGAACCCACAGCAGTATTCAAAGTACCAGTATCGTTTGCACCCATACAGTTGTAACCCACAGCGGTATTATTACTGGCACTGGTGTTAGCATCTAAAGCCTGACTTCCAACCGCTGTATTTTGTGTGCCAGCCACATTATTAATAAGAGCATAAAATCCAACACCAACATTATTACTTGCTGTATTAGCGGAAAGTGCTTGTCTACCAACGGCTGTGTTATTACTACCATCGACTACTGCTGATAATGCAGCGTAACCTAAACCAGTATTGTTACTGCCAGTTGTTAGAGCATCTAAAGTTTCTGACCCCATACCAGTGTTGTTCGAGCCAGAAGTCAGATTTGTCATGACTTCATTACCGATTGCTGTATTAGCAGTACCAGAAACAGAAGCATCTAAAGCACCTGAACCCAGAACAGTGTTATTAGAAACAGAGTTTGCACCTTTACCAATATTTACTGAATTTATTGTTCCATCTACAGGAAAAGCAGGACCACCAGTTGCTGTAAATAAATTTATAAAAGCACTATTTGCTTCATTCCTCATCTTCATCAAATCATTATTTGTATCAAAAAATAACATTCCAGGTAAAGTGGTACTTGGGTCACTTGTACCTTGATTATTTGATAATATCGCTAGTAAAACCTGATTTATGTCGGTTCTGACGTTAGCACCTGTAGAGTTGTCTATTTCGTAATCATGCTGTGCCATTTGTAACTAAAAATCTTATTTAATTATATACTACCTTAAATTAACTTCCACGCCCAAAACCAGTAGCTGCATATTTGAAATTTCTATTAACATTATTACCATTAGAATCTTTTACATCAATATCAAAACCACTTCCAGTTATATTTGATAAAACAAAGAAATCACCTTGCTGTTGATTTTCAATAGTAATTCCTATTGATGGTAAAACAGAATTTGCTGCAACGCTAGTGCCTGACTGACCAGTAAAGAAACTATTGGTGAAAGATACTGACTTTGTAGAAGTGCCAGATGCAAAGACTCCATGTGTAGCTCCTGTATTACCAAGACTTGTTTCTGTTCTGCTTTCTATTTGTGCTGTATAGCCTAACTCTTCAATTTCAATAGATTGTGCAATATCTTTTGTTTCTAAATCACATCTAAATTTAAATCCTCTTGCAATATATTTACCATTTACAAAAGGATTAAATTGACTAAACTCTCCACTGAAATTGCAGTTACCGCTGGTTGATAAAGAAGATGCAGAAGTTAATGTAAAAGAATTTACATCAGGTACAGTTTTTATTTCATAATCACCATCAACGCCTGATCCAGATGTAAAATCAACTGACACTAAACTACCTACAGAATATCCATGAGAAGATTTTGTAATAGTAATTATCGTACCAGCTGCAACTAAATCTAAATCTGCAATAGCGTCAAAATCAGAAATGTCATCTATACCTGTTCCATCATTAATAGTATATGTACCAGCAGTTGAAGGATCAGGGTCAGCATCAGTCGTGGCTACTAGCAACTTAGCATTAACATCAATAGCAACAGTTGTACCATCAAAATCAGTCCATGTTTCAATAAATGCACTTCTATCATCAAACAACTGATTATTATAAAAACCTTTTGTCACAAAATGTCTTTGTAAGACAAGTGGTTGTTTACCCCCTAAATCTAAAGTATTTGCAAAATTATAAGTACCACCTGTTGCAACTGTATTTGCTAATAAATCTAAATCCTCTATGGCATCAAAATCAGAAACACCATCAATAGTATTTTCAAAACCAAGAACAAGACCATTTAAAGCACTACTAAAAAAACAACCAACTTTTGAACCATTAAAAGGTGTGCTGTCTGAATCTTCTCTATCTGTTAAAACTGTGAGTTTTGGCTGTACATCAGGTTGTGTTGAAATGTTTTTTATTGATGCAGCGTTAGCACTTATTCTTCCACCATCATCTCTAAATGCTAAAAAATAAGTACCATTGACGATATTTGGAACAATAGCATCATTTACATTGCCTGCTAATTCTTCTATATCAACAGAGTCTGTAAAAGATCCACCAGTTGTCGAATTGGTTCCACGAATTATTACATTACCACCATGCAAAACATCAACATCTGTTGATTTATCAAAACGTAATCTTATAGATTGATCTGATATGGGTTCAATTTGTACATTTTGTACATCTGCTGGAACAGCTGTTTTACCTACAGCGTTAAACCTTAACTTAGATGCAGAGCTACTTAATTTTCCTAAGGCATTATAAGATTGAACAGTAAATTCATAATCACCAGCTCTTGATTCAACAATTTCAAAGCTTGGTCTTGAAACTCTAAAAGTTTCTGGATTTTCAATGCCTTCAGTTTCAAGAAGTTCATCTCCATCTTTATTTTTATCTCCATCACTATATCTAAAGCCAACTAAATATTCATTTACTCCTTGCAGTGGTTCCCATGTAACAAATATTTTTGATATTGCTCTATTATCTAATTGGACTATTTGTTCTGTTGCAGATAAGTTATTAGGAGAAGGTTTTTCATCTATTAAAGTTGTTATTGTTCTTGGTTTTGCAGCAACATCTAGACTTTCTACTTCTCCATATTTATTTGTATCGTGTATAACTGCTGTAATTGTATATTCAGATTCATTTTTTTCTTCGATTGAAACTACACGGAAAATTTGTAACTCAATAGAAGAATTTTCTATTGCCCATATGCTGTTTGCTTGTGGAGTTGCAGTTACTTCATTCCCATCGTCATCTTTATAAGCAAAATCTGAACTTACAGTAATAGTTGTGCCATTTATAGATTGTATAGTCCTTGGTAAACTAGCTTTTCCATTTGGTAAAATTACTGTCATAGTTGCTGAATTTTCTAACGTTAAATCAGTATTATTAGCATCATCAACCTCAATAGCTGTTGTATTTATTGTTGTATTTGTAATCGGATCTACATATGTAGTACTTGAGACAGATTTAATCCGACCACCTCTTCTAACCCCTGCCCTTAATGAATCTGCAATTCCAATAATTGTTGCTGGTCTTACAATTACACCAGCTTCAAGAGTTGTTGTAAAACTAACCGTTTCAGATTCTTTTAAATTTGAATACAAAAACCACCTACCTAATCTATTTGCCTGACCTCTTGATGTGCAAGCAAAAGCTTTTAAAGTTTTTCTTGTGCTTCCAAATTTATTTTTAGCGTCAAATGCGTTTTGATTTGCTGTTCTTCCACGACTGGCTAATGATGTAATTTCTTCAGTTGTTACAAGTTCAAAATCTATTTCTTGTGTGTCATTATTAAAATAAGCAACTTCAACTTCTGTATATTTTGTTCTTTGTCCTACACCCTGATATGTAAAACCTTCCTCTGTTACATTTGAATTATTAAAAATATATTGAGGATCAGATGTATTTGATGATGTGTTAGTTGGTCTGTCTTGAGATATTTGTAAACTACCATTACTGTAAAAAGGCATGGCGTTCATTACAGAACATAAATCATTAATTAAGGAATAGGCATCATTTTTTTGATTTAAAACTACATTACAGCTAAATCTTGGCTCTGTTGTGTTTGTTATCGGGTCTGTTATTAATTCGCTAGAATATTTACTTGCTGCAAAAAAACTATAAACATCTAAAGTATCAGGATCAATAATCCCATTTTCCCCACCAAAACCTTTGTCTGTTGTTAACAAATCATATAAAACCCAAGCTGGATCTGAACACCATTCTTTTTTTTGATTTCCATCAATGTCTGTTTTAAAAGTACCATCAAACACATAATCATCAGGATAAATAACTCTTCCATTATTACTATCGATTGTTGTTCCATTAGGCACAAGAATCTTAGTACCCTTGACCCTATACATACGTTTAGGAAAGCTTTGAAACTGTTGAGCATTAAATCTTACTGCAACATAAGCAAAACCCTTATAGGCATTACTGTCTGTAATTATTTCTGTAAAAGATAGCCAATTAACTCTTCTTTGATATTTGGGGTTATCTTCAAAATGTCTTTCAACAGTTATACTAATTGGAAAACTCATTGGTCTTGTAAATTTTATTTCATAATCTTTTAAATAAGGACTAATTACTCTACCCACAATCACGTCACTTACAACAAAATCTACATTATTTCCATCATTTTCAACAATTTTTATAGATACTTTAATGCTTGTTCCTGTAATCTCATTTGAACTTGTGCTAACTTTTTGTAAAATTGGTATCTGTAAAGTTACTCTGACTTTATCTACATTTGTGTCAGTTATAGATCTTGTTATAGGGGTTCCATGTAGTACTTCAACACCAACAGGCACAGTATTTTCAATTTCATTAATTTCTTGTAATGCAGTTTGATCTTCAGTACCATTTTTAAAAAAAACTTCTACATTAGAAAAATTTTCTTTGCCATTTTCAGTTAATAACGGAGTTCCTTCTAAAAAAACATTTTTTCTAAAATTTGGTTCGTCAATTTCAAGTCCTGATACAGCAACAACTGATTCTACTAAAGAAACAAACCCTGCTTGTTCTTGTTGCTCTTCAATTCCAGCGATTTCTCCATAGCCAAGTAAATCAACTACTGTTGCATTTTGTTTACTTTGCAGAGAGTTTGCAAACTCAGTTTCTGTTGGATCTCCTCTTTTTGGTCGAATTTCGGTATTAACTAATTCAGGCATATTTAAGTTTCTGTAACTATTTGGGCGGTATCAGTACCTGCACTTATTATAATCGAACCAGTAAAAACTCGACCATAAATTATAGGTATCGGAACACCACTATTACTAACATTTTGTATGCCAGTAAAAGAATATGATCCTCTTATATTCGGATCAATTTCACTTACGCTTGAAACATTAGGAACTGGTTTTTGTGGTGCTATAAGCTCTGTAATACCACCAATTACCATTGACGTTCCAACGGCCATTAAGGCACCTGATATTAATGAAGCACCCAAAAAAGTAGCTGTACCAATAGCAGCCCCAGCACCAATGGCACCAGCCCCAATAATTATAGGAATCACTGGTGCAGAACCCGTAGCGATTGGAATAATTTGTATATCACCCTGACCAAACATTGATAAATATTCTTCTGTAATAACTCTACCTCCCATTTTTACTTTATAAATCTGATCATTCATATGTTTTTGTATTCCTTCAAAATTTGCGATTAAAAAACTCATCGCCTGTTGTGGTGATTTAACCGCAGCCATAAAATAGGACTTTCCTAAAAATTGTCTTAACTTACCATAAACCTTAATTTTTTTAAGCTGCATATCTGTAAACTCCTCTCAATGCTTGTTGGTATCTTAAGTCAAAAAGTTCTCTACAACTCAAGGCTTTTATATTGTGATTCAATATCATATTATCACCTATATAAACAGCGACATGATCTAAATTACCTGTGACAGATTGAAAGAGTAAAACATCACCAACTTTTATATTTTTATTAGACTCTTGTTTTTGAAATCCACCTAAAGGCAAAGCTTTTTCAAATTCTGGATTTTGTATAAAATCTTTAATTCGTTTTGGTCTTTTCCAATCCATTAATTTTATTTTTTTAGTTTCCAAATACCAATCACTTACAATACTCCAACAGTCATATTTTCCCCAGATGAACTTACGGCCAATTAATGAAGGTGCTTTCCAACCTGTAGGCTCAAAAAATTCCCAATGATTGTGTTCAATACTATAAATATAATATGGAAACCCAAGATGTTCACAGGCTGCCCTGTCTGTATCTGAAGGTGTGGCAGCACCTACAGGGTGACTATGAATAACACCAATTACTTCTCCTGTATCCTCACATTCTGCCCAATCATCAGGATCCAGAATAAAAAATTCAAATTTTCCCTCTGCTAAATTTTTACAAGGCCAAAAGGTTTCTTTGCCTTTGATTATTGCAAGCAAACCACACGCCTCTTCTGGTGCTTGTTCTTTTGCATATTTTATAAAAGTTTTTTTCCAAGTCATAATTAAAAATTAACAAATGTTCCAACACCTGGAAAGTCATCTGTTGTTACAAGTTTTTTAGGTGCAGAAACACCAAACAAGTCAAAACTACTTACAAGTTCAAACTGAACAATATTTCTATTTTCAATAGTTTTTCTCTCAACAAAATAAACCTCACGTGGTAACTCTGCTGAAGGATCAACTGAGCCAACTTTGTATGGATTTACATTAGATGGAAAATTTTCTTCATCTAAATCTCTACTTAATGCTCTGCGTCTTGTCACTTTTGCCCCTGCAAGATCAGATAATGGTGTGGTTTGATTTGTTAACTGCAATATTGCTGTAATAGTTCCTAAAAGATTAGAAAGAGTTAAAGTTGGTCTTGGCAATTTGCCTTTACCAGAATATTTAAAACCTTCAGCTTTTACAGGCATCCTTGAATATGTATTTGCCTGCCATATAATATCTAAGCTATCTTTCATGTTATTACCACTGTGAAATAAATAAACAGTAGGATTTGCTATTGTTGAATTTACATTAAAAGAAACATCTCCAGTTATTACCCGTGAAATTATACCTGTAACAATAAAAGAATTATTGTCAGCTGCTTGTATTGTATAAATACCATCAATTGCATCACCAGTAAAATTTAGGCTAAGGATTGTACCGATAGAAAGACCATGACTGGTTTCATGATCTCCCAAATTAACGTTAATATTAATTTGATTACCAAGTTGTAAGTATGTACCTGTTCTTGCTGTTTTTGTATAATGAATATCAGGTTTTAATTCAACAGAATATAATTCAATAATTGACTTATTTGTTAATTCTTGAAGTGCACTTGTAGGAATTGCCATTTATGGTTCAAATACCTCTCTAAAAGAACAATTTATTATTGCTCTGTTGTTATAAGGAATAGTTTTTGTCCATGAATCACAAACATATAGACCAGCCCCAGAAAGCGTAATTGAAACTGTACCACTGTCTGTTGCAGAACTAGCAGCAGTCACAGTAAAAGTGTTTGAGTCAGCAGATGATGCAACAACAAAATCACCATTTGTGGGAGAACCACTAGCAGTTGATGTGTAAGCAATAGTCAAAACATCACCTATAGCAACCCCATGTGAAGTGATAGAAATAGTTACAGTTGTACTATTGACTTGAGAATATGTACCTGTTTTTGTGAAGCCCTCTGCTGGTGGTGTAAATGTAAAGCTTGCCTGATCTGCAACCCTACTTCTTAAAAACGCCTCAATGACATCTGATTCAGTCTCAGATACGTTAAAAGTAAGATCATATACTTTAGGGTCTTGCGAAAATGGAAGGCCATATAAAGCCCTGAACTCATAACCATCACCAAGAGAACTTACCCTTACTTTTGGTTTGCTTTGTTTTTTCATCCCATAAGTGGGAGTAATTGATGGAAATGTTGCCATTATTTACTTAACAAACCCCCTGCCCTTTGTTCATCAATTATAGTTGCCTGCACAACAGAAGCAATCAGATTCCCTAACTGATCGGCTTCTGATCCGTTTCCTTGAACAGAACTACCAGAAGCATCTACATTTACAGTAATCATATTGTTAGTTGTATTTCCTTCACCTGTAGGAACCGAAGGTATAATTGTGCCAGATGTGCGTGGGACGAATAATTCAGGTTGACGTTCTCCAACAATATAAGGCTGACCAGATTTAACAGAGCCACCATTTTCCCTAAACATTTTACCAATGGAATTTTTAATAAACTCTTCAGCACCTTTTGTTTCAGGAACCGTATCACCATTAATTTTGTTAACAAGTGATTTTGTTATATTTTCAAATAAATTATTTGTCCTGTCTTTAAGTATTTGATTTTTTAAAATTTCTTCTGTTTGATTGTTTGGAATAATAGTACCAGCGGTTTTTGGTACAAATAATTCACGCCCACGTTCACCTACTACTGAAATTTTATTGACAGGTGGTTGACCACCATTCGCAAAATCAAGAAGGCTCGTATCAAAATTGGTTTTGAATGAATTTGGAAAACCTAAAGATAAATTACTTGTTTTGCCTTCCCGAATTGCATCATTTGGAATAATATTGCCACCTTGTGAACCCATTTGCAAAATCTCAGGTCCTTTTTCTCCAACAAGATAAGCACTACCAGCAGCTACTGAACCACCACTAGCTTTTCCACCTTTAAAAATTCTTCCTAAAAATCCTCCAATCGCACTTCCTAATCCACCTTCTAAGATACTATCAGCAGCCTTTTGAATTTGTATTTCAATAAGTTTTCTTTTTAAGCTATCTAATACGTTAACTGCTGCTTGTCCAAGACTTTGAGTTCCCATAACAGCATCAGTAAGATTACCAACAATACTTTTTTCTACACTTTCTCCAATTTTTTCAAATTTTTCTGTTAGTTCTTGTGCAGCATCTGCCTGATCTTTTAAACCTTGATTGATAGTAATATCTTTTTTTATTCTTTTAAATTGTAAATCATTCAATTTTTCCATTTCTAAACCCATACTTTTAACTTTATCTTCAACAGCTTGATTTAATAAAAATTCTTCTTCCTTACCAGCAATAATCGCTCTATTTAATTCATTTTCTTTTCTTAAATCTGCTAAACCAGCAGTAATCAATTTATTTGTATTTACTCGTATTTTATCTTTATCTTTTTCTAAAATAATCGTTTCAGCAATCTCTTTTTTTTGTGATTTTAAAGCATTTATTTGATCAGTAAGTCTTTTAACATCTTCTCTCCCTGCACCACTTCTTTGAGCCTCAAGATCAGCAATTTGTTGATTAATATTTCTAAAAGCAGGAGCATTAGGATTTTCTTGAATAAATTGTCTAGTTTTACCAGGTGCTGTAAAATCTTCAATTGCACCCAAACTTTGATTTAACAACTTTGCAACTGCTGCTTGTACTCTTGTAAAAAATAAAACAGTACTATTTGTTAACTCTCGAAAAGTTTCACCAAATTCTTTTAGTTCCTGTACATTTTGATCACCTATTTTATCTCCCATCATTTCTAAAGCAGCATTTAAAGCAGCCTGTTTACCTTCAGTTTGTTCAATAATCTGTAGACGTTTTTGTTCTGTTGTTCCTAATATCCCCATCTTTTCAGTTAATTTTGTTATATCAGGATTTAATCTATTCATAGCCTGACCTAATTCACCTATAGCAGTAACTCCACTTTGAATACCTGTAGCGATAGCAGTTCCAGCCAAACCTCCTGCAAAACCACCCATCTGACCCCCAAATCTTCCTCCTAGAAATCCACCAGTAGCACCACCAAGAGCAGCAAATGGCCCCTGTCCAAATAGCAAAGGAAATACACCACTAATTATTGCACTGTTAAGACCAGCACCACCTATTGCACCTCTTCCACCACCTCCTCCACCACCTGTTCTTGGAATTGTTTGTGTGGCAGCGTTTGCTTTGTTCGCTTTTATCTGTTTAGTTCTAACACTTAAAATTGCTTGATCTGCTTTTAGAATTTTGTTTTTTATAGCTAATTCTTGATTTAAAATTTTTACAGCACTTGAAATTCCTTTTATGCCTCTTTTGTTTAAAAGATCAACTTTT